TTGACGATCAGCTAACGCGCCAACGCCCGGCACAACCGCCGCAACAATTTCATCAGCTAAAATTTCTTTGACCGCGTTAAAATTACCAGGTGCGGGTTTGCCGGTTTGTGTTTGAATATACTGAGACACGGCATTGATAGCGCGTACATCGCCCGATTGCAACGCATCAGCAGCTTTTTCAAGCGTGTTGAAGTGTTCCATCACAACGTTAAGCGAGCGTACTTTATTTCCTTGTATTCCTTGGTTAAACGCTTTTACTGCTGACGTTTGTAGGCCGTAATCGCTGGCTTTAAAGTTTGGATTTATAGCAATAACTTCGTTCATAATTTTGGACGATTTGGGTCCAGTAGGCGGCGGTATGTTACCGTTAGCTACATTTTTTGCCGTTTCTCTATCAACCAGCGTTAGATCTTGTTGTCCTTGAATAGCGCCTAGCGTTTTAGCTTTTGATGCGGCTAATACTTGTTCTTCGTTAAGGCTAGACAAGTTTAGTGTTGGGTTGGCTTTAATTGCCGCAACGTACATTTTGGCGTTAGAAGCATTTAATTTATTAACAGGTATTTGGCCTGACTCTACTGGGCCACCAGGACCAAACAAAAGCGCAGAATCTGTGTCATTTAACCCTAACATAGCGCGAGCAGTTCCGGTAGGCGATTGATTTAATGCAAATTGACCTTGAGACCCACCACCCGCACCGGCAAGGCGGGTAACAATTTGATTGCCGCTTGCATCAACGCCGACCACATTTTGCATGGCAAGGCCGGGGTGCAAGTTTCTTATGTCGCGTTGTATCTGTGCAATAACTGCTGGCGGTGCTTTGTTAGTTATAGCAACTTGCAATTCGCGTTGCAATTTGGCAGATTGAGATTCGCCAGCCGCAAGTGCTTGGTCATACGCTTGAATGCGGGGATCAGTTCGCGGTACGCCGCTTTCCAGTAACGCAGCACGTTCTTGTAAAAGTTTATTTGTAGGCGATGGTGTAGGAGGCGCAGCCGGTGCTTGGTTAAATTTACCACCTTGAAAAACACTTGCGCTAGGTGCAACTACAACAGGGTTTAAGCTGTCAAGCAATTGGCTAACGCTTTGCATTGACCCTATACGCAACTCATTAAACTTACCAGTCCGCACTGCTTCTTCTATTTGGGCTAGTCCTTTTTCTGGTGTTGCGCCTGTGCTTTTAAGCCAAGGCCCAAGCACAGGGTCGGCGTGAACAGATTGATGCAACGCTAAATACGCCTCTGGCGTATCTGCCCTTTTGTAGGCGTCGGGCAGCAACGCCAGTTTATCAGCCACTAATTTAGTGCTTTTAATGTCCCCTTCAGTACGCGCATTTTTAGCTTCTTGTTGATATTTAGCAAAAGCAAAACCCTTTTCAGGGCTAATTCTGGTTACATCCTGCAAATAGGTTGCAGATGCTGGATCAAGACGGCGCAGAGCATTGGTTTCTTCCATCCCGCGCTGGAACTCTTGCATTTTCATGCGGTTAAGTTCATTAGTTTGTTGGCCTTGTTCCAACTGCTGCATTTGTCCGTATTGAACAAACGGGTTTACTGGCGGTTGAAACTGATAGCCTTGTGCAATAAGTGCGTTTAGATTAGCCATAACTTACCCCATGAAATCTGAAGTACCTTGCCACACAGAATTAGGGTTTGATGAACCCCAACTTGGCCCCGCGCTTTGTGGCGTATTTCGGCGCATCCAATCGTTAAAGTTTGTTTGATTTTGATACGAACTTATACCAGTTTGAATACCGCCTGCCAAAGTATTTGCTGCACCTAATTGACCCGCGCCGATTGCATTGCCTGCCGCCATATACGCATTTCCCGCATTGGTGCCATATTGCCCCGCAGCCAACCCTTGGTTAGCCGCTGCAGATTGACCAGATGCCAACAAGTTGCCTAATGGCTGAAGTTGATTTGCGCGGTTAGTTTGATAACGATTGAACGCATTGGTAAATTCTTGCGAACCCATTTCTTGACCGTAGCGTTGTGCGGCCTTTAAAGCACCGCCAGAGATCAAACCACCACGGGCTGCTGCTTGGCGATCAAGCCCTTTTTGACCTTCCGACAATCGGAATGCGTAGCCTGGGTCTTGTTGAAAATCAGACATATTAAAATCTCTACCGTACTTTCCATATCCCGCCGCGCCAGCATTACCGCCAAGACCTAACAACTCCATCAATCGGTTTTGGCCTGTTAACCCAGCTTGACGAAATGGTTCTTGGCCTGCCATTTGCTGGTCAAACATTTCCTTTTGCAGCGCAGCCGCACGGTCAGCGGAAGCCGCTTGAGTACCAGCCGCACTTCTAGCGCCAGAGGATGCAATTACTCCACCAAGAAGGGCACCGCCTGCCCCAATCATTGCTGCTGTTATAAAACTCATGTCAACTCCTTCACTTTAACTTTATTGCCTATGCTAAACATAGACTCTGGGTCATGCTCTACTAACTCAACTTCTGCATCTTCTACGTTGTCCGATTCCACTCGGTGAAACGTCATACACAGCGCATCTGTTTCTGCATAAACAGCGCGTTTTGTTCCTGTACTGCTGCACAAAAGCATTGGCCCTGTCAGGGTTTGCACTCCGTCATCTGTGGTAACTTTTACAGTGCCCGACACAATCATATAAAAATGTTCTTTTTTGTGGACTTTGCCCACAATTAAACATCCCGCTGGACGCCACACTTGACGGCAATACATGCCCCCGTGAAACAAATGTTCCGTAGGCGGTTCGTATTGCGGCAGCTTTGATATTTCAACTTGCAAGGCTTTTACCTTGTCAACCATTGAAACTGCTGGCGCGACCTCAAACCCTTTGCCGTAAGTGACTCGCATCAAGTCACCTCACGCCCAGAGACGCGAATATTGATTGCGCTGGCAGTACCAGCAATTGTACTGATGAAGTCACCAACACCAAGCACTTGGCCCACCAGTTCAGGGAAGGTGTAGACCTCGGACGCTTGCAAGGTCTTGGTCTTGGTAATCAAGTTGGTGTTGCCAGCAGAGCCAGCCAATGTGACCAAGTTCACGCTGATCGTTGCTGCCGTGGCAGTGATGTTGGTCGCGGTGAACTTGTCAAGAATTGCGGTAACGCCAGTCGCTGTGTACTGGGTTGTTTGGCTTGCTTCGGCAAACTTTGCGGGTACAAGTACCTTTACTGATACGGTCATGGTTTACTCCAATAGCAGGTTGTTGTTAGCGGCCTGTTGCATGATGATCCAATTCGTGCCGTCAGACACCATTGTCGCCCAATTCCCTACAACTGCCAAGAGGATTGCGGTGCCAGCAGTCGTGCTGTCAATCAACACCACGTTGCTTGATGCAGACACCAAAGTCTGCGCCTGCAAGTTTTTAAAAACCAAATACCTACCCACATACAAGGACGCCGAAGGCAAGGTCACCGTGCAAGTTGAGCCTGACTTGTTGTTGATAAGCCAAGTCTCATTAGCCGCTACTGTAAAGTCTGCCGTCTTGGTAACTGGAGCACTTGAAAGCGCAGCAATGCTTGCAGTAATCAAGCCAATGTCAACAATTGGCTGCACCTGCAAAGCCTCAATCTGCTTTTGCATTTCAGCAGTTTGAGACACCAAGGCAGAGCAACAATCGCCCAATACGTCAGGCGCAGGCAAAGTGACTACGGGCGGCAGGGTTTGCAATTCCTGATTGACCGAGCGAAGCGCCGCATCGTAGGACGCAAGCAAAGAGTCGGTATCAGTACCAATATCACCACTATCAACAACAGCAGATGCAATGTTGTTGAGCGACAAGAAAAACAAGTACCAAGCGCGGTCAATCAGATTCGTGCGAGGGTCAATCAGCGGCACTCGCGGCGGCGTGATCGGCGTTGGATTTGCATTAGGGCTAGGCATTTGTTGGACTCAAAATGAGTTTAGCGCCCATGATTGTAATTTTTACGGGGTCAGTACCCGAAAGTTCGTACACACGGTCACGCAGTTTCATTGTCATGCCCATACGCCGCCAGAACGTCCGGTGGCCGTAAGCACCAATCTTGCCAATAGGTGACCAGTGTTCATTGGACCAAGTGTGACCACCATTGTCTGACCAGCGCAGCATAACTTCAGGGTCACTGCCTTGGCCGTCATTAAGCCCCACACCTGTCTCGCAATCTAGTTGCAAGCTGTGCTGCGCGGTGCGCTTGAGGTTGTTGGTGCCGGTGGGTAGCGCCCTCCAAGAACGCAACCATTTTTGAATGCCGCCATTGTCCGAATAGTCGTCCAAGTCAAACGCATAGATGTTGCCGTTTTCAAAGTCGCCAACAACGATCTTGTTGTTGAACGCCATCTGGCAGTTGCTGCGGTGACGGGTAAACTCGCCATTAGCAAAGCCTGCACGTTCGTGCCATGCCTGCGTAGACGCATCATAGACCCAAGTGGTATTGGCACTAGGAAAAATCAGCACATAAAAACTGTGGCCGTCCTGTTGGTAAGTGTACGCAATAGCGTCCGTCAAGTCAGCGTACTGCTGAATCTGCCACTCAACAGCATGGGTAGAAATGCGAACGCCAGAATAGCCATTGGCGCGGTAGACAATACCTTGACCACGGCGGTCACGACCGAGCCAGAACAGGCCGTTATCCATCTTGGCTACAGAGAAGGGGGCAGCGCAGCCAAGCTCGTTAAAAGCCCCTTGGATGCGTTGCAGGGGGAAGTCTGTGGCACCACTGTCGTACCAGACCTCAATTGAGTTGGTGCCAAAGGCCCACACTTCGCGGAAGTTGGACGTTACGGCCAGCAGGCCGTCTGGTGAGCCTTCAGTGCTGACAAACTCAAGCGGGTCAATAGATGTTCCGTCCAGCAACTGCGTTACCCACATCAACTGACTGTTGGGTTGGTTAAACACAAAGTAGCCGTCCAGATAGCAGACAGTTACTGCGCCTGGGAAGTCAACGTCAGTGATCTGACCAAAAACGTTTGTGGTGTTGTTGTAGATGTAGCTTGGACCATTGGCCGCAATAAACAACTGAGTGCCATTGTCGGCCAAACTGACAGGGCCAGTGCCAGCCACCGTGCCAAGCAGTGTAGCTGCATAGGCATTGTCAATCTTGTAAAGCTGAGTGCCTGACACAACAAAGGCAATGCCGTCATTAGGTGAGAACGCCCACAAGCCACGGATCGGGCCGGTCCCAATTGTATTGAGTAAATTCAAACCAGGTGCGCGGTTCAGGAACGCAGGCTCTTTACCGGCCTCGGGGACAATTTCTGGGAACAAGTTGACCATCCGAGCGTCCGCAGCATTGACGCTACGCGCAACGTATGTGCTTCCAAGAATCGGCGTTTTCATGCTATACTCCTATTTACATTAAATAGGGGCATAGTATGGAAACATGGAAACCAGTTTTGGATTTTGAAAGGTTGTACGAAGTGAGCGATCTTGGAAACGTGCGCCGAATTGCTAGAAGCAAAACGCTTGACGCTACCAAAATTCCAGACGCTAAACAAATGTTTGAACACGGCGCTACCCTTAAAGAAGTTGCTACTTTTCTGGGTACCAGTATACCCACCGCGCATTCCATTAAGCAAGGTAAAACTTGGGTTGGCAACAGCGCACATCGGCCAGCAAAAGTTCAATTGCTTAAAGGGTATTGGGTGGCAAGTCTGTGCAAAAATGGGAAATACATTCGACGCGGTGTACACCGAATGATGTGGGAAGCGTTTAATGGCCGCATTGAAGGCCGTTTGGAAATAAACCACAAAGATCTTAATCGTGGCAACAATAGACTGGAAAATTTGGAAATAGTTACGCACCAACAAAACATTCAACACGCAATTGACGCCTACAAAGACAAAGGACTTTTGCGGGCGGTTAAAGGGACTAAAGGTTTTATTGTTGGAAAACATAGCAACTATAGTTGTTAAAAATTTCCAGCGTAAATATTGAACCTTTGGCGGTTAGCCACCAATGCGTAAGGCAGTGCCATCACATCATCAGGGTTGTTGATGCGCTTCAAGTTGCGCTTGCTGGTCATTGCAATGCGTTGCACTTGGGGACTTGGCTCTACGCCAAACTCAGGAGCGAACTCCATAGCCAAGTTGTAAGTAAACGCACGGAGATAACCGGGTGGGTAGTACAAAACCGTGGACAAGTTGGCAGGGTTGTTTAGTTCTTCCACCGAAATAAAGTGCCATTCCAAGTCCTGCGTTGGACGAGGATAAACGTACATCTCAATATCAGGAAACGTCATGTTAGTGAACATGACTTGAGGATATGTAGAAGTCACGTTTTTAACAGCAATACCGTTGTATTGTTGTTGATTGATAAACTTGATGCCATACGACACGCCACTAGGCGCTTTGAAGTATGTAGCATCATCAAGCAAAACGGGGCGGTTGCCTACAAAGTCACCAGTTGGGCCAAGGGTACGGCTTAAGATGCTGGCAGGCCATGTGAAGACTTGATCTTGCGTAGAGAACACAGACAAACGTTCTGTGTTCCAACTGTCGATCATTTGGTTAAACGCCATCAAAGCGTCTTGGGACGTAGCCGCAGAAGTCGTTTCACCTTCAGCAAGAACGCCAAGGAGCCGAAGCGACCGATTTATTTGATCTCCAGCGGTGTACGTAGCCATGCTCAGACTCCTTCAGTTTCTACCTTACGGGTGTATTTGCGCTTCACAACTAACGAGTTGGCCGCTTCTTCAGAGTCTAAAGGCGTGTCTGGATTATAGCGAATCCAGCCATTTTTTTCATCCACTTCAGCTTCTAAGTGCATGGTTGCCACTTTAGCGCCGTGAATGGGGTGTTCGAGATAAATGACCATAATTTAAGAATGGGGGTGATTAGCCCCCATTTGGTTAGGATGCTACTAATGGAACAGAATACCATTGAGTAGTAGAAGACGCTACCAACAATGAACTGGTAAGGTTTGTTATGCTATATGCACCGTTTG